GATCATATCTTCAAGAAGGATAAGGATGGCAGGGTACTCTTTAATTGTACTGAGAACATTGAGTTGCTGAAGAATGATGATATCTTTTATGTGATCTTCAAGTTCGGCAACAGATGGTTCTATGTCGATATAAGGGACGATCTTGAAACCATCCAGTTCCATATCCTGAGAAATATCGGAAAGAAGCCTAAGTTTGATACTGAGGTGGACTATTATCCTCTCGGAATCCATACAGGCTATGAACTGCTCAATGGTAGCGGATCAGTTTCAGACTGGTGTGAGAAGACTGCTTTCCTCGGGTATAAGGGTATCGGTATATGTGACAGGAATACGATGGCCGCAACTTTGGAGATTCAGAGGACAGCTGAGAAATATGGCCTTAAATATGTGTTCGGCTATTCACTTACGTTCACATTCTATGACGGTGAGAAGATTGGTGTCAAGATATATTGCCAGACTGGTGAAGGCTTCAGGAATCTTCTCAGAATACAGAAATGTATCTGTGTAGACAATGTTGAGACCAAGATGATAGGTTATATCGACTTGCTGAATCATGGAAAGGGAAATGTTCTTGTGTTTGATAAGATGATGGGAAAATGGTTGTCAGACAATAAGGACAGCCTTGGGGATATACTGAATGCTTTCGATAAGGTGTTTTTCCAGGTCGACCTTTCTGAGTATAGTGCTGACAGGATTGATTCAGCATTGCTTAACAGTCAGAAGGCCTTCTTTGACAACTTTGCATTCCAGGACGATACGAATTGGCATTTCTACAACAATATCAGGCCTGTTCTGATAGAGGATGCTTATTATATCGATGAGGACGAATGGAAGAACAAGATCCTGCTCAATAAGGTGGATATCGGTGCAGCACATGAGCAATCCAAGAGACAATTCCTGAAGAACATAGATGAGCTTTGGGATGAGTTTGATGAACTGTTCTCAGACCGTTACGATGAGGGTTTGTTCTATGACATGTGCAATGCTACCGTAGAGATTGCTGAGGGGGCCTGTGCAAGCTATAACCTGTCGACCAATTATATGCCTGAGTACATCATGACACCAGCTGAGAAAAAGAAATATGGGACGAACCACAATATGTTTCTTCAGCTGTTGGAGGAAGGTTTCAAGAGACTGGTTCCTGATGGTGAGGAAGAGGTATATAGGAAAAGACTGGAATATGAGGTGTACATATTGGAAGAGACGGATAGTGTCGACTATATGCTGATTCAATATGATACGGTTAACTGGGCAAGAAGAAATGGAATACTCACAGGGATTGGTCGTGGTAGCGCAGGTGGCTCACTTGTTCTGTACCTGATGGGAATAACGATGATTGATCCGATAAAGTATGGGTTGATCTTTGAGCGATTCCTGATTCCAGAGCGTGCAGGACTGGAGCAAGATGATGTCACGATAATCGCAGACGACATAGAATCAAGTGAGTATGTTGAGATTACCATGAACGATAAAAGATATAAGTTTGACAAGGATGCTCAGTTCAGGGTTAAGAGAAATGGCGAATATATGAATCTTTATGCTGATGAGGTAGAAGCCGGTGATGATCTTATAATCGATAATAGGGATTTGATTTATAACTTAAAATGAGATATTATGCAAGTGCAAAATGTTCAACTAATTAAAAGCACAAAGCCGATAAAAGTCATGGACTGCTTTGTAGGAAGGGGGTACGAGAAGAGAGCGCATGGCTCTCTTCCGTGAAGTCGGACGTTGATATAGACTTTCCGAGTGATCGTAGGCCAGAGATAAAGGAATATCTGGAAAGACGATATAATCATGATAATAAGCAGCGTGTGTTCTCCGCTGGAACTTTTACGACAGTCAAAATAAGAACAGCCATAAAGGATATCTGCCGTGTCCACAAAGTCCCAGTTGGAACGACCAATTATATTACGGCAATCATTGATGATGATTCATCATGGACGGATTTGATGAGATTGTCTGTGAAGGAAAAGAAAGTACGTGATTTCATAGAGAGATATTCTGATGTGTTTGAGGAAATAATGACGATTATGAATCAACCAAGGAGTGCCGGAGTACATGCTTCAGCATTGATTGTGATACCAGATACGATCGGTGGACATGACGTTGAGTGCTTTGATGTCGTACCGATGAGAAAAATGGATAACCTGTTGGTTTCTGAGATTGACGGTTATTCATTGGATGATATGGGAATCTTGAAAAATGACGTATTGGCCATTGCTGAGCTTTCCAGATTGTCTGAGATAATCGGAATCTGCAACAGGGAGTATGGTACGAACTTGAACATTCTCAAAATAATAACAAACCATTTGGATGATCCTATGGTATTTGAGGTGCTGAGAAAGGGACTGACACAGGGTGTGTTTCAGATGTCCGGCGATGGTATTACAAGGTTTATAAAGAGGTTGAAGCCTGATAACATCAATGACCTGATAGCTTCAGTGGCATTGTTCCGTCCGGGCCCACTTGATTCAGGATCTGCTCAGACTTATATTGATTGTAAGAGTGGTCTTATTGAGCCTGAATACCTTTGGGGAACGTATGAGATCACTAAAGATACATTCGGTCAAATTATTTACCAAGAAGAAATTGCTAAAATAGCGCAAAATGTTGGTGGACTAACACTAAGTGATGGTGTGAACTTGGTAAAGGCACTTTCAAAGAAAAAGATCGAAAAGGTACGTAAGTTTAAGGATAAATATTTTGATGGTGCAAAGAAAAATGGTTGTCCAAAAGAAGCTGCTGAAAGAATTTGGGAGGTTGTAGAAGCCGGTGCTCTCTATGCCTTCAATTTATCGCACAGTACAGCCTATGGTCTTACAGCCTATGTCGGAGCATGGTTGAAAGTACATTATCCGATAGCTTTCTATACGGTTCTTCTGAAGTGGGTAGACAAGGAAAAGCTGCCTACGTTGATGAATGAGATGAGGGAGATTGGGGATGCCAAAATTGCACAGCCTGACATAAACATCTCAGGAAACAATTTTGTAACTGATTTCAAGACTAACACTATATACTGGTCACTCAGCCGAATAAGACAACTGGGAGAAAAGGCCGTCGGGTATATAATGAAGGAAAGAAATCTGATGGGGCAATTCCTTAGTTTAGAGGAATTTATAAACCGTATCTTCAAGTATAAGTTAAAGCAATATCAATACTGGGATGATCCTGACAACCCAGATGAGTATGAACGTTGCCCGGTTACTGCCATGTGTGTAAGAAATCTCATCATGTCAGGTGCTTTCGATACACTTGAAGGTGTCAAGTCAATAGGTGAAAGATATGGCCTGTTGGAAAGGGCAGCAGAACAGCTTGGTTTTGAGATCCCTGAGAAGGAGGTTCCTGTTGAACTGAGGGACAAGCACTGGTTCTGGTCTCAGCAACAGATAACGTTGTCAGGTATCGGATCTATTGATTATAAAAGGATATACCTCGGTGCTGAAAAGCCAAACTCAGTCAAGGCATTGCACTATTTTGAGTTGAGGAAACTTACGGACGAGATGCTTGGAGAGAACAGGGTTGCCATTTGCGCCACCATTGCAGAGGTTTCTGAGAAAGCCTATAAGGATAAAAGGACTGGCGAGAATAAGAAATACGGCAAAGTCACCCTGCATCAGAATACCGATTCGGGAACACTTATCCTGTGGAGTGATTCATGGATGGAGGCAAGGGACTATTTCGTGGACAGGAAAGGCCGTATAGTGATAGCAGCTGTCAACACCAAGTACAGTGATTATGATGAAACAAATATTTTACAGTTAAACAAGGGGGCATTCGTAATGAATGTATGACAATGACAGAAAGACAATATATGGAGAAGAGATATTATCTCCTTAACAGAATGAACGTTGCACTTCAGTACCGTTGCACAAGGACTGCAGCAGCAAGGAAGCGTGACATTGAGAGACTGGATAAAGAGTATCAGAACCAAAACAATGATGGGTAATGCATATAGACGACATTGATGAATTTCCCAGTGAGGAAGAGTTGAAGAAAAGGTTCTATCATTGGGACTATATCGTTACGAGGAAAAGGCAGCTGAGGTATTGGCACAGGAAACGTGATACCGATGCAAAGCGTAAGCACAGGAATGAATCATATATCAAGCAGTATAAGGAACTTGTAGGTATATGGGAAGATCCTGATGTGGAGAAGAACCATACGTTATGGCTGAAGAAGCAGATCTACAAGTCAAAGTATAATTGCAAATACATCAGAGGCCGTATCACACCATATAAGATAGTAAGGATATTAAAGGAAGAAGCAGCAAGAAGAGCAATGCTCTATACTTATGAGAATCAAGAAGTTATGGAAAAGAAAAAGATTTTATGCATTGTAGGCCAGAGCGGAGCCGGAAAGACGTTGGTGTCGCTTCATCTCAGATATAAGCTGGGCGCAAACGTAATCTGCTCATTCACTACCAGGCCACCAAGGGAAAACGAGGTGGAGGGCAGGGATCACCATTTCGTAGACATAGCACCACCTGAAGACCAGCTATTGGCATTTACGGTGTTTGGTTACTACAGATACTATGCTCTCAAATCTCAGGTATACGGACCTCTTACCGTATATGTGATCGATGAGGACGGACTGATTGAGCTTATCGAAAAGCATAGTGATGAGTATGAGATCTACTCAGTCTACATGAAGAGAAGGCAGTGCCTGAGACTGAGAAGCGGTGTGACATTGAGCAGGATAAGACGGGATGAGTGCCGTACAAAGCTCGATATGGACTTTTATGACTATGTGATTGAAAATAATTCAACTAAAAAAGAACTATTTAATAATATAGAGAACATATACAATGAACTCTTAAAAAAGTAGAGATATGGCAGCAAAGGAGAAAAGTACGGTAATAACGGCATTCGTTTTTGATTTTGAGACTGGCGGTCTCGATCCTCAGAAATGCGCAGCCACACAGCTGTCAGTCCATGCCGTAAGATTAGACACATTCGAGGTGATGGAGACATATAATATGTATTTCTCACCATACAATTACAAATCACTGGAGAAACCGGCAAAGAAAGTCCTGAGAAGCAAATACGATACGGAGGAGGAAAAGCCGATGCTATATGAAAGCAGGGCATTGGAGATCTCAGGTGTGACGATGGAGATGCTTAACAACCTCGGAACCAGCCTATATGATGCATGTAATGAACTGATAGAGTTTTTCAAGCGCAACACATTCAACGTGTCAAAGGGCAACAAGCCCATATTGGTCGGACAGAATGTTCTCTTTGACATAGGTTTCCTCACTCAGATCCTCCTTTATACCGATCTGTGGGGAGAGTTTACTAAGATTGTACGTGGAGTTAAGGACTACTGGGGTAACTTCCAGCCTTACTATGCAGATACTATATGCCTTTCTCAGCTTGCAATGTCACACGACAAGAGCGTGAACAGCTGGAAGCTCGAACTTGAAGCTGAGAAACTTGGAATAGAATTGGATGATGCCCATGACGCTGATGCGGACGTGGTTGCTACTCGTGAAATACTGAGGACGCTGACTGCCAGGATGAGATTGGAAGGTACGGATCAGGGTTCCTCAATACCCTCTATGGTTGACAATAAGAAAGAAAAGACAAGGGAACACTTTAAGATTTAGGCTAATGTTTTACTTTTTCGAGAGTTTTGGTTGCATATTGTGTGCGCTTTCATTGGTAATGCTAATTTCTAATTTAAAATACAAATTGTAATATGACAGGTTTGATAATTGCCATTATTTTATGTGCGCTGTTCATAATAGCTATGGCAGCACGTATTATCCTCATTGAGACAAGACTGGAAGGTGTGTTGATACTGCTTGACGACATCGTTGCGAGCGTCAATAATCTGAATGAGTGCATGGACAACGCTTTCATTAATGAGACCAACCTTGCCAATTCCGTTGACCAGATCAACGAGAAGATCAAGTGGCTCGACGACATTGACACGAACAAGATCTTTGAGCAGCAGCAATGAGGCAGAAATTTAGGTTTGACAAGGATAGCGGCACCATGGTTCCTGACATACCGGTGCCGCAGAATCCTCCTGAGATGAAGAAGGTTGAGATTCCAGAGGCTGAGAGCAAATCCCTTATAGGAGACAGCAAGGTTTCCTCCAACATTCCAGTCTCCGAAGGTATAGTGCAGTTCAGGGAGCAGTCAGACCTGACCATCTTCCAGATATTGGATGAGCAGTCGGGGGTTCCCCTGGGGTACATCAGCGGATATGCGCTTGACATTAACTTCAACATGAGGGAACTGAGAAGCGCAGAAAGGGTTGAGCAGTTCCTTGACGGTATCAAGAAAATGTTCAGGGAAGCGATACTGGACAAGGCATTTTCTGCCAAAAAATAACCTTTTGCCATTACGTCCGACTATTCTTAATAAAAGGATTAATTGTAGATGTAATGGCAAAACTTATATCAGAATTAAATGAACAGGAGAAGAATTTCTGCCTTTTGTACGCCAATGCCCCGGCTCCCTATGCCGGAAACATGATCAAGTGCTACAAGGCGATATTCAAGGAACCAGCCATATCAGTCAGTGATGACAATGAAGTCAATATATCCCTCTCAGCCAGGAAACTGATGGAAAGACCTGAGATCAAGGAATATATTGAGAATATGGTCGAACTGAATGTAGTCAACGCAGCAACTCTAAGACCAAGACTTACGCAGACACTTCTGAAGATCATGGACGAATGCTCTGAATCCAACTATGAGGATAAGTTCGGACGGAAAATATCACCGGCTGCAATGCGGTCTGTCTCTGTCGCAGCAATCAAGGAGCTGAACGACATGTACGGTATCAAGGAGGATATTGCGCATACTGTCAAACTGGAGGGCGAGAATGGTGCAGGTATTGTGTTTAACGTTGTCGTCCCCGGCCAGAGAAAAGAGGATGAGGCAAAAGAGTTGGAGGAAATGTAATGGATCGGACAACTTCTTTCATAGTCAATAATTTCAAGACACTGTGCGCTATATTCGCATTCATTTGCGGTTTCTATATCCAGCATGAGGCCAACGTTGCCGAGATTGAGAGACTGAAGCAGGAGAACAAGGAGATCAACCAGAGGCTCGATGCCCAGTATGCAAGGCTTGACAACATGAAGCTTGACAAGGCCGTGTTCGAGGCGACGATGCAGCAGTTTTCAAACATGTCACAAGACATCAGGCAGATACGTGAAGGACTGGAGGATTTGATGAAGAACCAACACAAGAAATGATATGCTGAAGGACGGTGACGAGATAAAGATTGTCTATTCCACCAAACTGGCTGACATGCAGCTCATACCTTTGGTCGGACAGCGTGCGATCATCCTGAAGGTCGTCAGGAGAAAGCGCAATTCAGGTGCCTATGTTCAGATTACGAAAGGAAAGAACCATGGGGAGGAATGGTTCATACCCCAGCCATCCATACAGACACCGGAGACATTGAACAAGCTGAGGACACTCGGACTTATAAAATCAACTAAGATATAATGGGACTGAGATTCGACATATTCGACAAGATACCCAGTGACAAGTACATCTACTTTGTCATGGGACTTCTTATATGCCAGGTTTCGATAAGGCTCATCGGATTCACACCTGTTGAGCATATCATAGCAGTGGCGGCAGGTTTCTGTGTGTCATGCTCGTTTTCCGTTCTGAGTATCTTGATGCTTGGTGATGACTGTGACAGGCTCGATGACGATGACCTGTCAGTTTCCATTGCAGGTGCATTTATCGGTGCAATGCTATTATTTTAAAATATAAGACAATGAAATTAAGGGTTGACAGGATCTACACTTGCGGATCATACACGATCGGACACCTGTATGTCAATGGGATATATGTCTGCGATACGATTGAGGATGCGGACAGGAGACTTACCGACCTGATGCTTGAATCCGAGGTAAGGAGCAAGAAGGTCTACGGCAAGACCGCAATCCCTTCAGGAACATACAATGTCACTATGGACATCAAAAGCCAGAAGTATTCTTCCAGGGCATACTACAGGAACTTGTGTGACGGATATTTGCCGAGACTACTGAACGTCAAGGGATTCCAGGGTATTCTCATCCATGTGGGCAATACCGCTGATGACAGCCTCGGCTGCATATTGGTAGGCTACAATACGGTTAAGGGAAAGGTGTTAAGGTCTAAGGAAGCTTTTGAGAAGCTGATGAAAGGCTACCTTCTTCCAGCCAAGAAAAGGAATGAAAGCATAACGATAGAGATAGGGAGGAAATACTGATGACGAAGAACAAGATTATTTTGATTCTGATAGCGGTTTGCAGCTCGCTCATACTCTCTACCTCCTATACGGTAAAGAAGCTATCAGACGCAAATGAAAGGGGCAAAAAGCTGGAGAATACAATATCGTCACTGGACAAGAAACTGAAGACGTTCCAGGTTACGATGGATGATTCGATAAAGCTTTATGCAGCAACGGTAGAAGACCTGAGCATGACGAAGAAAAACCTCCAGTCAAAGTGCAATGACCTGATGAAGGAACTGAAGATCAAGCCAAAGGAAATACATCATTATTCCAAGATAGAGACCTGTGTGCATGACACTATCAGGGTTGTCGCTGAGGTTGACAGTTTCGGAGGTTTGAATGCAGAATACAAAGATAATTTCGCAAGGATCAACGTTAATATAGATACTGCGAGGAATGCCGTAATAGACTATGCGATAAAGGATTCCCTGACTGTGTTCAACCATCAGAAGAAGCACTCCCTGCTGTTTGGGCTGATCAAGTGGTACGAGACTGAGAAGACAACCATCGTCAGCCATAACCCGAAAGCAGTCATATCAGATTTCAAATCCATAAACATCATCAAGTGAAAGCAAAGGAGAAGAAAAAGATCACACCGGATCAGCTAAAAGATCTCGGTGACAATATAAAGGATGGCTTGAAGAAAGTTATCTGTCATTTAAATTAAACGTAAATATACTTTCTCTTCCGACCCCGGACTTAACATTATTTAAGCGCCGGGGTTTAACGTAACCATGCGGAGCCAATCTATTACCGTGTGTATGAAAAGATTGGAAGAACCGAGAGGCCTGGTGATAAATTTCACCCCCTCTGAAAGACAGTACGAGTTATGGAATGCGCTTCAGCCCAATCGATGTGACAAGTGTGGCGGTGAGCTGGAAATGCGTGAGTGTGGAACTGATAAGGAAGGTCACATTCTTTATGAACCTGTGTGCAAGAACTGCGGTAATAATGACATACCGGAGCAGATACTCAGTGGCGGCTCGGCAGGTGGCGGTAAGTGCCTCAGTATCAATACTTTACTAATTTCTCCTAAAGGTTTAATCAAACTAAAAGATGCTGAAGTAGGAGATATAATAACCAGTCCAACAACTGGATATGGTCAGGAAATTATAGGCATCCATCCATGGGGAACATTTGAGTTTTACAGGATCTATTTCTCTGATGGAACCTCTATTGAATGCTCTGAAGGACATTTGTGGAAGATATTTACAGATGGCGATGAATGTGCCGATCCTGTAGAAACCGTACACTTACCATTCTTCTTGGATGAACATTATGTTTCCATACCATTATGTAAGCCGGTACAATGGTTTGATTGCAAAAGTCAAAGCATAAGGTTCACACCAGTTGAAGTACGGAGAAATTATTTATATAAGAGATTGTATGAAAGAGGGACGTTTAAACTGTCTGGAGATGTCGTATTACACAAATGCAGTTATTTGGACGAAGCTGACGACCTTGCATTTATAGCACGCTCTCTTGGTATGTTTGCCAGAATATTCAAACTGAATGGAGAGCAGCTTATCTATGTCAATACGAATGCTTATACAAAGGATATTATAAAGGTAGAACCTATAGGTGAGCAAAAGAGTTTTTGTATTACGGTTTCTGACTGGAATGGGTTGTATTGCGCTGATGATTTTACGGTCACTCACAATTCCTATCTCGGAAGTGCATGGCTCGTTTCCAGTTGCATCAGATTTCCAAAGATATCCATGGTTGTAGCACGTAAGGAGTTGAAGGTCCTGAAGCAGACCACATGGAAGACGATCAAGAACATACTGGATGAATGGAAGCTGATAGAAGATGTCAACTACCATATAAACAATGCCGATGGTGTCATTATATTCTGGAACGGATCAACCATTTCACAGCTTGACCTTGCACCTCAGCCATCAGATCCCGACTACAACAATCTGGGATCTCTTGAAATTACAGGTGCTTTCATTGATGAGGTTGCCGAGATCTCTGAGAAGGCTGTCGAAGTGTTGGCCTCTCGTATTCGTTACAGGATTGCCGAGACGTTTGTCGTAGGTAAGATCCTGATGTCATGTAACCCTACATTGAACTGGCCGAGAAAGACTTTCGTTCAGGATGATGACGGACTACCTGTTAAATTACCAAAGGGTTACAGGTTCATACGATTCAGCCTGTTCGACAATCCTGATGACAAGTTCAGGGCAATCTACTTCAATAAGCTGTCAAAGATACGTGACAAGGCAACCAGGCTGCGCTTGCTTTACGGTAACTGGGATTTTGTCGACGGAAATACGATGGCTGCATACTGGAGCTTTGACGGTGAGAAGCACCTGTTCCAGAACCTGAAGGAGAAATACTATGATCCTCTCAGACCTCTTGTACTCAGCTTCGACTTTAACGTTGCCCCATACATGTCATGTCTTCCGATCCAGTTTGACTATACTAACAAGAGGATATATGTGTTCCCTGAGTTTGTAGGCAAACCGAAAGACCTGAAACTTAATACACCTGCATACAACAACACCCCTGCCTTTACTAAGCTTATCAGACATGACCTGATGGGTAAGAACTGGAACCAGCAGGGAGGTGTGTTGGTGACTGGAGACCCTGCAGGACTGGCAAGGTCTACTCAGACTGAGGATGGTGTGAATAACTTTACCATCGCACTGAAGAACCTTAATGCCCCAGTCCTCAGACCATCATTGAAGCTACTTTCAAAGCAGCCGGCAATGAAGACGAGATTGGAGTTTATAAATGAATTGTTTGAGGGATTTCACGGTTGGCAGATCTTCATCGATATCCGCAGCAGAAGGTTTATTGACGACCTTGTATACCAGAAGAAGAATGCTGACGGTACAAAGGAGAAGAAGAAAGTTACCGATGAGAGTGGAAATAAAGTCGAAAGATATGGACACCTTTCAGACTGCTTCGACTATGCCGTTGTGTATTTCCTTTCAGAAGAATACTCGAAATACAGGAGCGGTGAAGTGGAGGCCGTTACAACCGTTGATTCTGGAACCGTTGTTTACGGAGATTTTGACTATTAATATATAAATAAGTATATTAGAATGGACTATCGCAGATTTTTAACAAACAGGGACTATCTGGCCATCATAACAGAGGAGGGGCTGGAACAGCTCATCAGGGAGGTTCCCGACCGTATTCCACAGGCTGAGATGGCAGCAGAGATGAAGATGCTTGAATACCTCGACCAGTATTATGAGATCGAGAAGGCCCTGGCAGTAGGAAAGTCGATAAGGGACTACAGCTATCTCATATCATACCCATCAGGTGTCTATTTCAAGAAGAACGAAGTCATCTACCAGTCACTTACGGCAATCAACGGAATAAAGAAGCCTACACTTGACACATACTGGACACTGGTAGAGGACTATGCAGGGATTGACCTGGAGAGCGTGAAGAAATACTCCCAGCTGAAGACTTACAACCTGAATGACCTGGTTTCATACGGCACTGAGTATTACAGGTGTGCCAAGCCTAACGGTTTTGATTTCAACAACATCAGGATTCCTGGAGTAAACGCATGGGTTGAGGTTGAGCATACACCATGGGAGCCAAACGATGAGCATGCAGTGAATGACGTGGTAAGCTTCAACGGCCATTTCTACACACTCCTTACGACTGAAGACATAGACCTTACGGTAAATCCCCATGACAGTGACAACTGGGGACTGATCGGTGACTATACCACCAGCGTGAACTATGATTTCGGAGAGGACAGCACAGACTATGTAGTGTCAGACAATACAGTATTCAAGGCTGTGATCAATCCGAATGCTGATGTGATTGAGGTTGGTGTGAACATTGCTGAAAGGGAGCCGAGAAACCTGAACGTGATAACACACATGACAAGGATCTCGCTGTACTACCTCCATCAGCTCATCAGTCCAACGAACATATCGGAGACGAGAAGACTGATGTATGAGGACAGTCTTACATGGCTGCTCCATGCATCGAAGTTCAAGCTCAATCCTCAGATCCCGAGAAAGATAGACCGTGATTCAGGTGATCCGAAATCTGACTTTGCGATGGCTTCATTTGAACGACAATACAATCCCAACGAGGATAACTGGTACATATAATTTCTGAATTAGACATTGCTATTTTTCTTCTAATTTTACTCATACATTTCATTAGGCCGGGCATCATTGCCCGGTTTTTTATTGTTAATGTATAATAAATGTTGTTTATTTGTGATTCTGTATTGGTCTTTATTTCATATATTTGCAGCAAGAAGCCGGTGACTTTTAAAAACGGCCTGTACACGAGATGTTACATAATTTGCCAGTTTGGAAATTGTAATTAACTGAAATAGTGTAGGTTAGGTGTCGGTATTTATTATGCCCTCATCTTCCGCAAGGGTATGATGCACAAAAAAGGGAACAAATATGTTCCCTTTTTATGTTATTAAAATATCAAAGACAGGGACAGGCACCCACTTCGGGAGAGTCTGTCCCAGAATGAAGCCAG